CTGGAAAAGATCAGCGAAACATTAATGCGATGTTCAATGATAAAATTTTGTATAGCTACAATAGATTTAATCCAAAGGTTCTTAATACAATCCCAGTTCAATTTAATAATACCTCTCAAAAATCAGCACTTACTGTTTCGTTAAAAGTTTTTAATGAGCTAACGGAAATGACCGAAGTTCGCACGTCTATAATTATGACAAGCGAAACTTCTGAGAAGCCGGACTCTCCAAATAATTTATCAGGTAACAGGTATATTTATGTGTATGTCGATGAGGCTCCTTTACATAAAAGGATTGAACCGTTTTTGGGGTCAATATTTCCTACCTTAAATAAAAAAGATAAACGAATTGGGCTTTTGGTAATGGCGGGAACAATTGAGCCAAATTTAACGGCTGCTCAAGTCAATGAATTTTATCAACTCATTCAGCGTACAAAAAACTTAAATATACGAACCGAAATGATCCCTGTTTGGCTCGGTATGTTTGAAAAAAACGGATATTCTAATAAAGAGGCAGGTCTTCTTTGGTATGAAGAAAACCGTAAAAAATTTGAAGACGCAGGAGATAAAAAGGGACTTCGTGACTGGATTATGCAATACCCACGTGACGAGCGAGATATTTTTGAGTTTTCTCAAGGAGGTATGCTTGAGGATGACGTGAATGATATTTTAGCAAACCAAATAAAAGTTTTAAGAACTGAAGGCTGTCCTGAAGCACCTGTAAAAATAATTCCCACCGCAAAGGGATATGAACACACGCCAGACACAAAATTCCGGGCCTTGGATAATCAAGGAAACTATTTGGATGGCGGATTTTGGATGATCGAGCCACCACTACCTGGACTAGAATACTATATGGGGGTGGATGGAATTGCATCTGGCAAGAAGGATGGCGAAGAAACAGGTTCGTGGATGGCAAGCATTGTTTTTAAGGGGCAAGATCCAAAAGGCGCAAGCTATGAGCCGGTAGGATTTTATTTTGAGCGGCCAAAAACCGTTGAGATAGGGTACATAAACACCGTAAATCTTTTTAGGGTGTTTAATAAGTTCGGAGGGTTTAAGGAAATTAACGCCGAAACTGCCGCTGCAACAGGAAGTCACTTCGCTACATTCCTAGAAAAAGAGGGGCTTATTAAATACGCCATGAACCGAAAGGATTTGTCGGGCAAGGGCTATTCGAACACCAAAAAATTATTTACTCCGGTTAATGATAATACGCTTGATTGGCAAATCAGGCAAGCTAATATGTTTTTAAGAAAATATGCAACCGGATGGAGGAGCATAATGATACTAAAAGATTTATTAAAGCCGGCTAATCAGAACGCAGATTTGCGGTCTGCATTCTTTAGCTTTTTGGCATGTATTCCAAACTTCGACAAACCGCCAAAGGAAGCTAAACCACCTCCATTTAGAACGCACACTTATTTAGTTACGAGTCCGGACGGCAGTACAGTTTGGAAAGTTACTAATTAACAAAAATACTTATGGAAAGAACTAAAATTTACTTTGACACAGAGTTCACAGGCAACTTAGGTACACTGTACAAGCTGTTGTTTGAGATTATCAAGCTAAACTACTTATCGGTTTTTACGTCAGACGGTTTCGGTACAGTGGCGTAGAGAATACAGATGGTGAGAATACTTCCTCTCTTTCTCCACGATTAAAGAAACAGATAGATGAGGACTTCTCACAACCAAGCGAAGTGTTTAGGATACTGACAAGTGAAACTAAGTTAGCAACACTGTTAGAACTAGACACCGTGTACGGGTTAGATGATGTGTACAGGATGATGGAGTTATTGGATTTGCAGGACGCTTTAAGAGCTGATGCTGAACAAAGAGCAAAGAATAATAGGCAATAGCCTTTCATAATTTAAGGAGAGGCTAATGTCAGCTATTGCATCATTTTATGCAGAAATGGGCTTTCATGTTAATTCTACGGGGCTAGTTAAGTTCCGCGAGGAAATGACGCTTGTAAAAAAAGAGATGGCTCTGACTTTAGCTATCATCTCTAAAACAGCTACATCCCTAAAAACAATGCTCAAATCTTTTGAGAATATGCAAGGGAAATTTGATGCTAAGTCGATGAGTTCTTGGCGCAAGTCAATCGCAGCCGCAGCTAGAGCTTATGTGAAAGTTATGCAATCGTCTAATGGCGTATTGCAACAAGTGGCAGGTGAAGCTGCTAAATCTCAAATCAAACTATCAAACCTTGAAAAGCGTTTTATATCTGGCACTACTTCACTAAACAACTATAACAACTCTTTACGCACAACTGTAGCACTCTTGCAACAATTAAGAGCCTCCGCAGGTTCTCCCTTACCGCGAGTAGGAGGTGGCAGAGGTGGTGGCAGTGGTGGTTCTGGCGCAGGTGGTGGCGCACCTCATCCCCCAAGTGGCGCAGGTGCAGGTGGACTAGGCGGTATGCTTGCTGGTGCAGGTATAATGTCCTTCCTAAAACCAATGCTTCCAATGGGTATGGGTATTGGTGGTATGCTTGGCGGTGGCTATGCCTTCCGTGAGCTTATCACAGCAGGTCGTGAAGTGATGGCAATGGAATTAAAGATGAAAGCTGTTAGCGGCTCATCTCAAGAATTTGCTAGAAACATGAAGTTTGTTCGTGATATGTCACAAGAGATGGGTTTAGATTTAGTCACAACAGGTAACGCTTTTGCTAACATTGTTGTTACAGCTAAAGAGAAAATGTCCCCCGAAGCAATGCAAGAGATGTTCAAAGGCTTTAACAAATACTACACTGCTGTTCACATGACAACAGATGACCAACGATTAGCTAACTTAGCTATTCAACAGATGTTCGGTAAAGACAAGATTCAAGCACAGGAAGCTCGGTTACAGATGGGTCAACGTGTAACACCGTTTATCAAACTGTTAACAGAAGTAGCTAAAGAACAAATGGGAAGCAAGTTTACATCGTTTGATGATGTAATGAAAAGAGGGTTGTTAGACCCATCTAAGATGTTACCCGAAGTTGCTAAGAAATTAACAGAGATTGCCAACACTGGTGGTGCTTACGAAGAGGCTTTGAAGAACAGCCAAGTAGCTCAAATCAGGTTTAACAACAGCCTGAAAGAGTTCAGTGTTATTGTAATGAAAGGTGGCTTAGACCATTTGTTAGCTGTAATGTTTAGTGTCGGTAGCGAAGCTGTGCCGATGGCGGCTAAAGCTATTAAGGGGCTGATGCACAGTATTAAAAATGTGCATGAGTTTATGAATGTTGTTTTTACAGATATTAACACATGGATTTCTATAGTGTTAGTTGGCTCTCTTACCGCTTTAGCTTATGCTTTCACAGCAGCAGGCGGTAGTGCGGTTGTGGCGGCAACACTAGCACAAATCGCTTTCTATAACCTTCGGGCAGCGATAGTAGCTGTAGGTAGTTCTATAGCTGCAACACTCGCCCCTTTAGCCCTTTTTGTTGCGGGTTATCTAGCTATTGCTGATATGGTTGATTTGATTAAAGGTGAAAACGCGGAAGAAAGTTGGTTAGTTGCTCTAGTTTCAACTGTTGATTTGCTCTTATCAAACGTAAGTGTTTGGATGTTAGATTTTGAGTTGTGGCTACTTCAAATAAGAGCTAAGTTAAACCTACTTCCTAAAAACATGATGGGAGATACTTTTACTGATGAAGGTGTTAATAGAGCTAACAATGCTACAAGACGCTTGCTAGATGCAGATGGCGGTAAGCCTAAAGTAGATGCAGGTAATTGGTTTAAGCCTCAAGCCACACCAAGCGCAGGAGCATCTGTTGACCAATCCTCTACCACTATCAATATCACACTCCCGCAACTTAGTCCAGCGGAAGTTAATATGATTAGCGGTGGTGATGTTAAGGGCTTCGCAGCATCTTTAGGTAACTCAGTCTACAAAGCTCTAAGTGATTACACAGCTTATACAAGCTGATTTATAAAAGGAAGTGATATGATTATTGTAATAAAAGAACAAGCAAGCTCAGACATTATTACACTTAGTTGTGTCACCTCTTTTGATGAATCTTACACAGGTGGCGTATCTTCTCATCCGATTGAAAGTGGTAGCACAATCACTGACCACGTTACTTCTGATAATGATAAGTTTAAAGTTAGTGGTGTTGTTAGTGATTACGACTTCCTCAATCCAAGTAAAGATTTAGCTTTAGAGGATGTGTCTTTAAGCAAGGAAGGGTTTCCTGATGCAAGCAGAAGCGAATTAACAGCTTCTTTTGCGAACGGGTTGTTAAACACTTATGGTTATTTTATACCTGACAAATACCGCGCAGAATACATCAAAAGACGTTTGATTGATATTCGTAAAAACTCTTTGTTAGTTACAATCCTAGAATATCCTGATAGTGGTGAATTAGTACAACACACCAACTGTATCCTTACATCTCTCTCTTTTAAAGAGGATGAAAATACAGGGTACGCCGTCTATCCTGAAATGGCTTTTGAAAAGATTAATGTTGTGCAAGTGAAAGTAGAGGAAGTTAATACAAGCAAGATTCCTAAGTTACAAGGGGACAAGGTTGCTGATGCAGCTTCGTCGGCATCTGCCAAAGGGGATAAAGTTGATTGTGCTGGCAAAGCATACACCAATAAAGCCTATGACTACAACGGCACAATAGGCACTCTATCTGTCATGAACGGTAAGGCGACATTCTCTAGTTCCTATAAGACAGCTAGTGGCGGTGTAGTATCAGAAACAGTTGACATACCTATTGAAAAGGTAAAACTAGATAAAGGTAAAAAACTGTGTGATTTAACTCCTGCCGAAGATGCCGCAGCTAAAACAGATAGCGTAACAGCTACAGTTGTTAAGGCTAACACGCAACAAATAGATATTAACGAACAGAAGAAAAAAGTCACCAAGATAAAGATACAGCAACTTTTGCGTAGTGGTGGAAAATAAATGGGGGCATTATGGCTTTAGTTGCAGAATCTTTTAAGTCTATTGAGATATTTAATGAGCCTTATTTCGTTGTGAATGTTGTTTTAGATAATCAATCTTGCAATATGTCTTTTATATGGAATGACAAGGTAAAACGATATTGCGCTACTCTTGTGAAAACAAACGGGACAGTGGTGTTTGAGGGTGTAGTAATTAGTCCTATAACAATATTCCCAATCAACAGTGTTATGAAAGTGAACGGTCTTAACGGTTTGTTTACTCTGTGGCCTTACGACTTAGCGATGATTGATACAGAAGAAACAATTAAGAGTTGGAAGGATTACTACTTCCTGTTCTATACGATAACAGTTTAATAAGAGGTGGGAATGTATCAATTTCAAAGAGATTATGTTCTCACTTTATATGACCGCGATAATGGTAAGCTATTCACAATAACAGAATTACGTTTATCTTTTGACATTCAACAAAATGTTGACCATGCAAATAAAAACAATTCAGCAGAAGTAAAGGTTTATAACCTAGCCCAAACAACATTAGATAAATTCAGTGATAAACAAATGGCCTTGAGTGCTACACTGGCTGTTGGTTATGTTGGCAGCATACAACAACTTCTAAAAGGTGATGTTGTACAGATTATGACTAAGAAAGTTGGGGTTGATACAGAGACTACGTTTAAGATTGCTGACGGCTTTAAGATACTCAACGGAACAAAGGTTCATAAGACTTACCCCGAAGGCGTAACAATTGGTTTTGTTATTCAAAACATTGCAGAAAATAATAACCTAGAAGTAGATGTAATTGCTAGTGGCAATACAGATAGAACACTCACTTTCGGCTACCCTGCAACTGGAACACTAAAACAAATCCTTGATGACTTGTGCAAACCAAATGATTTAGAATGGTCAATCTTAGAAGGTAAACTTACCGTTAAAGATAAGAGAAGTGTTTCCCCCAACAAGACAACTGAAACAGCTATTGTGTTATCTCAAGAAAGTGGTTTGCTTGATATACCATACACGCACACGGAAGAAGTTACACAAGCCATTGAGCAGCCGTTAGAAGATAACGAAACCGACATCACAGAAGAACTAAAGCCAACTAAAAGTGGCAAGCCTCGTAAACAAACAAAACGTAAAATTCAACGGTCAAACATTGAATTGAAAGCATTACTAAACCCCTCTGTTAAACCTAACAGCTTAATACGTCTTGATAGCACTAAAACAAAACTTAGTGGTTACTACCGTGTAAGAACTATTAAGTACAGTGGTGATACAAGAGGTAGTGAGTGGTTTATGCAAATATGGGGCGATAACGTCAAGGATTTAGTATAATGGAAAACAGTTTAGAAACAATCCTTAATGCACAGATTGATTTCAGGTTATCAGATATTTATGTGACTATGGTAGCAGAGGTTACTAATGTCAGCAAACTAAATGAGTGCCGCATTGACGTACAACCTGTAGTTAATAAGAAGTACATTGACGGTGAGATAATGGCATACCCTGAAATCCTTTCCGTCCCTGTGCAGTTCCCTAGTAGCTCAACCTCAGCCTTAACATTCCCAATAAATCAAGGGGATAATGTTCTCATTGTATTTAGTCAGAAAGGGTTGGATGTGTTTAAGAGTGGGGCTACCTCAGCACATGACCCGATTGATATGCGAAGCTTTGATAAAAGAGATGCTATCGCTATCCCATGTGTAAATCCGTTCTCAAAATCAATCAACGACCCTGTAAAGCGCACTTTATTGCACAGTGTTGATGATATGGTGATGACACACAATATTGGCTTGCCAACAGAGTGTGAAGTGAGAATGAAGCCTACGGGCAAGATTGAACTAACCTCCGCATTACAAGTAGAGGTGAAAAGCCCACTATTAACACTCACCTGTCCTAGTGTAGCCATTACAGGCAATCTAAGCGTAGCAGGAACATTTGGCGTATTAGGTGTAAGTACCTTTACAGGGGCTTCTGTATTCACAGGTATCTCTACATTCAACGGTGCGCTAGTAAGTACAACAACTACAACATTAACAGGCTCGGCTACATACAACGGATTGAATATATCAACAAGTTAAGAGAAATAAATAACTATGGACATCAAACTAAACGATGAGACAGGGGATGTCCTTCTCTCAACAACAGCTACAATCACAACACCGACATTCACGACATCAACATCTGAAAACTTAGCTCAACGGCTGAAAATTAGATTACAGACATTTAAGGGTGAATGGTTCTTAGATGGCACTATTGGTATTGACTACTTCAATCAGATTGCTGGTAAGAATAGGTCTAAAGCTGCTGTTGATGCAATCATACAAGCTGAGATATTGAAAGAGAACGAAGTGTTGCAAATTACAGCTTACAGTAGCGTAGTCGATAAGACAACAAGAAAGATTACAATTCAGTTTACAGTGAGAACCATTGATGGCTTCTATTCCACTCTGACTGCAACAATCGGTGTTTAAAACAAGGAGAGGAATATGGCAGGATTAAGCACGACAGGTTTTAGTGTTAAACGATTAACAGATATTATTTCCTCTCTTAAAGCAAGTGCTAATACAGAGTTTAGTGGCTTCTTAACAAGTGGTGATGTACTAGACACAACAGACAATAGCGTACTAGGTAGATGGATTAAGATTATTGCTGAACCACTAGCAGAACTCTGGGAAACAAGTCAGCAAGTGTATAGCTCGTTTGATATTAACCAAGCTACAGGGGTTTCATTAGAAGAGCTTTGTGCGTTAGGTGGAGTTATTCGTAATACAGCTACAGCCTCACAAGCATTGTTAGTAAGCTACGGCACTTACGGTGTAACAATTCCTGATGGTAGCTATGTTCGTAGTGCCAACACAAATAAGGTGTTTGAATTTCAGGAGGCGGTGGTTCTCAATGGAACAGGTGCTACAGCAATCCAAATCACCCCTACAGTTGTGGCAGATAGTACGGCTTACTCTTTCACCTATAAGGTGCTTGGTAGCAATCTTAATCCCGTTACTGTTACTTATACTAGCGGTGTTAGTGCTACTACTTCTAGTATTGTCAACGGATTAATGGGTGTTGTTAACGCCTCACACTCTACCTATATTGAAGCTACACTGGTTGGGGGTGATTTGCTTGTTCAAGTGACAAACCAAGATTATGCTTGTGACTTTGTAGCAACACAATTCACGATTAATAAAGCTAAGAAACAGACATTAGCTACTTGTACAGAAACAGGTGTTAACTTACAAGATGCTAACACTGTTGAAACAATTCAATCCCCCCTAGTTGGTTGGGATACTGTTACTAACCCATTCGCCGCTATTGCAGGTAAAGTAGTAGAGACCGATGCCGAACTACGTTTACGTTTCTTACAAGCTAAGTTTCAAGACGGCAGCAATACTTATGAAGCTATTTACGCCTCTGTGTTAAAACTTGACGGCGTTAAGCAGATTGTTATTTACGAGAATGAAACTGATACAGCTTTCGTATCCCCTCCTGTTCCTGCCCACAGCTTCTACCCTATTGTATTGGGCGGTATCACTACAGAGATAGCTCAAGCAATTTGGGATAACAAACCCGCAGGGATTTTAAGCTATGGTACAGTGACAACAGGCGTAGCTGATAGTCAAGGCATATTACACGATATATCGTTTGACAGACCTACAGACTTGCCAATTTACATCTCGTTAACAATCTCTGTTGACAGTTCATTCCCTACAGACGGCGAGGATTTGATTAAAGCTTCTTTGGTTGAATATTTAGGCACACTAGGGATTGGTGAGGATGTCTTGTACAGTCGTTTGTACACACCAATCAATAGCGCAACAGAGGGCTTCTATGTAAACTCAATGACTATTGGTACAAGTGCAGCACCTGTAGGAACAAGCAACATATCTGTTGATTATAACAAGATTGTCAATATATCAGCTTCTAATATCTTAGTATCGTTTGTGTAAGGAGGCTTCATGGGCAGTATAACAGAAGTAGATTACCTTACACAAGCTAGAAGCCGATACACACAACAGTTTAAAAACAAACCAATCTTTGATGCCCACATCAATATCTTTATCACAGAAATCACTGAAATACAAGATATGCTTCAAGACTTAATTGGACTTAGAAGCTTGGAGACGGCAGTAGGCAGTCAATTAGATATGATTGGGGCTATTGTTGGCCAGCCAAGAGTGTTAGTTGACTTCTTTTTGTTCCCTTTCTTTGGTTTTGATGGGGCAACAGAAGCACAAACATTTGGTAGTTTGTATGATGCAGCTTTAGGCGGAACATGGAAGTCAATCTCTGACAGCGAAGGCGCTTCTTTTGAAGTAGATGATGATACATACCGTTTTATCATTAAAGCTAGGATTGTAGCTAACATTTCAAATACAACCCCTCAAGGTGTTATTGATGCTGTTAATTACATTGTTAGTAGAACAGACAGCAGCATAGTAGAAATGGGGAACGCACATTTAAAGATTACACACTACGCTACGCTAACAACACTACAAGAGTATTTCTTGAGGGGTTTGAGTAGTATTGGAAGTATTATTCCTTTGCCTATTTGTGTCAGCTATGAGATTGAATACTTGGGCGGAAGTGGTTTGAGGTTATTAGAGGACAGCAGCACAAGACTATTAGAAGATGGCAGCTACAGACTATTAGAGGGATGATATGACAGACAAGAAAATTAGCGATTTAGGCGCAAACGGTACACTGGCAGGTACAGAATATGTAGAGTTAGTTCAAAGCGGTGGCAATGTTAAAGCCTTGCTTAGTGCAATTAAGACATTCAGCAACGGCGGTGAGTCGATTATATTAGCAGCTAGTGATGAAACAACAGCACTTGCAACAGGTACGGCAAAAGTGACATTCCGTATGCCTTATGCTTTCACTGTTAGCTCCGTCAGAGCTTCTTTGACAACAGCACAGACAAGCGGCTCTATCTTTACGGTTGACATTAATGAAGGTGGAACAACCATTCTAAGCACAAAACTGACAATTGATAACACAGAGAAAACATCAACGACCGCAGCTACAGCCGCAGTTATTAGTGATGTGAACTTAGCCGACGATGCTGAAATTACGATTGATATTGACCAGGTTG